GTGTGGAACATGAGGGGTTGTCGTTTCTAACGATTTCCCTACCTGACTTTGGGAAGAGCTTCGAAAAAAGCCTCGCTCTTGGTCAGGTGTCCTCAAACGTGTTCGCTCCCATGTGGGGCTTCCACGAAGGTGTCCCCCGTTTTCTCGGGGGTTTCCTAGGACTTGTGTTCGACACTAGGACTGGATGTCTACTCGACAATCCTTCTGTGCCTGCCATTCGAGCCATTCGCCAGTTTTCGCTGGCATTCGGCAAGATGGGGCTGGAATGCTCACCAGAGCGGACCAGTAAGGCACTTCAGGGGTACATCGAGTGTGAGCAGGAAGTTCGGGACAGTGATAGGAGGCTTTCCGATGAAGATCGGGCGCTTTTCCGTCTCACTGCTGCACGCCTGTGGGGCTCAACCCTCAGTGTGCTGGATACTCGCGTCGACAGACAAGAGCATCTACCTAAGCATGGGCCTGGGGCCACAGCCGATGGACTTCGTGGAAACGCGAAGTTCAATCAGACTGAATGGCCCCTTCGGTTGGAAGCTGTGTTCCCCTTTCTGGAGAATGCGGCGGCCTCTTGGTCGCAATATGCTGACCTTGACCATGTGGACTTCCTCGAACCTGGGCGGGAGCGACCTGTGAAGGTCACTACCGTACCTAAGACGCAGAAAGGCCCGCGAATCATCGCTCAAGAACCCACTGCTATGCAATACATGCAGCAGGCTCTTCATGAGTTGATGTTCGAGGAGTTCGGGAGAATTGACAACCCCCGGAACTTCATCTACTACAAGGACCAGCTCCCTAATCAGGAACTGGCTCGTATAGGCTCCAGTGATGGCAGCCTAGCTACGCTCGACTTGAGCGAAGCGTCAGATCGGGTATCCTACGAGCATGTACGGATGCTAATGCAGCCATACCGCAACCTCTTGGAAGCGGTGGACGCTGCACGCAGCCGGAAGGCTCGTGTGCTTGATCCCTTTAGGGGGACTGACCAGACAATTCGACTGGCCAAGCACGCGTCGATGGGTTCAGCTCTATGTTTCCCGATTGAGGCGATGGTCTTTGCGACCGTTGTCTTCGTTGGGATTCAGAAGAGCTTAGGCATCGAGTTGTCCATGGCGGGCTATAAGGCCTACTATGGACGGGTACGCGTCTATGGGGACGACATCATTGTCCCCGTAGAATTCGCCGAATCGGTTATGGCTGCTCTTGAGGCTTTTGGCTTCAAGGTCAACACCTCCAAGTCTTTCTGGACCGGAAGGTTCCGCGAGTCTTGCGGTGCGGACTATTACGCCGGGTACGACGTATCGATCGTGCGTGTGCGTAGTATGCTGCCGGAGAACCGACAGCAGGTAGGAGAACTGATTTCCTCAGTCAGCCTAAGGAATGCCCTTGCAGCGCAAGGGTACTCCCGGGTTGTGGACTGGCTGGACGGGTTGATCTCGTCCATCATTCCATTCCCCAAGGTTGGCGAAGGGTCCCCTGTTCTCGGGAGGGTGGATCTCGACGGCCTCTACGAGGTCGACAAGATGCATCCGGATTACCATATTCCTCTTGTCAAGGGTATGTTGGTCCGAGCGCTCCTGCCCAGCAATGAGCTGGACGGGTATGGCGCGCTCCTCAAGCACTTCCTTAAGCGTGGTACAGAACCATTCGCTGACAGGAGGCACTTGCTCCGAGCTGGACGCCCCGTGCGCGTCGACATGAAACACGGGTATGGTCCGAGTACTGGTATTCTTTCCACCAGCGGCTCTGGCCATAGTGGGGCTCCGTTTTAC